CGGCAGCATTGCAGAAGGCCCTGTTCGAGGCGCTCAGGAATGACGGCGACCTGATCGGGGAACTGGGCGGGGAGCGCATCTACGATCACGTTCCGCCCAAGGCGCCCTTTCCCTATGTGACGCTCGGCGAGACGTCGAGCCGCGACTGGAGCACGGCGAGCGAGCCGGGCGGCGAGCATTTCCTCAACATCCAGATCTGGGCGCGCGAGAGCGGGCGCAAGCGCGTGCTCGACATTGCCGGGCTGATCGCCACCCGTCTCGACCGGGAGACGGTGGCGGTGGACGGCCACCGCCTCGTCAACCTGATGCTGACCGAGGTTCTCGCCCGCAACACGGACGGGCTTGGCAACTATCTCGGCACCATGCGCTACCGCGCCGTGACGGAACCACTGAATTAACGAGGGACAGAACATGGCTGCGCAACGCGGCAAGGACATTCTGCTGAAAATCGCAACAGGCGAGGGGCTTTACGAGACATGCGCGGGCCTGCGCACCAAGCGCATCGCCTTCAACGCGGAGACGGTCGATGTGACCGACGCGGACGCCGCCGGACGCTGGCGGCAATTGCTGGCGGGAAGCGGCGTGCAGCGCGCTTCCGTCAGCGGTTCGGGCATCTTCAAGGATGGGGCCTCGGACGCGCTGGTGCGTGCGCTGTTCTTCAATGGCGAGATCGGCGACTGGCGGATCGTATTGCCGGATTTCGGCACGGTCAGCGGCCCGTTCCAGATCGTGGCGCTGGAATATGGCGGCAATCACGATGCCGAAGTGACCTTCGAGATCGCGCTGGAATCGGCGGGCGTCATCGCCTTTGGAGAGGCGCTATGATGGTCAACCGTCATCGCGGCGAGGTGGCGGCAAGGCTCGACGGCCGCGACTGGACGCTCTGCCTGACGCTGGGCGCGCTGGCGGAACTGGAGACGGCCTTCGCGGCGGACAATCTGTCCGACCTGATCGCCCGCTTTTCGACGGGCAGGCTTTCGGCTTGCGACATGCAGCGCATCCTCTGCGCGGGCTTGCGCGGCGGCGGGCATAGCGTCGGTGAGGCGGACGTGGCGGAAATGCGCGCCGATGGCGGCGCGGCGGGCTATGCGCGCATCGTCTCGGCGCTGCTGACCGCCACTTTCGGAACGGCTGAAAAGACGGAAAGCGATTCTTCGCCAAACCCTTGAGCGCCGCAGTTGAATCGGAATCTTCGCCCGCCGCTCCCTTTCCCTGGGAGGACGTCATGCGGGCGGGTTTCGGTCTGCTGCGGCTTTCTTCCCGCGACTTCTGGGCGCTGACCCCGCGTGAGCTTGCGGCGGCATTGCGCCCCGCCGCCCGCGCCGCCGACGCGCCGTCCCGCGCCGCGCTCGACGCGCTGATGCGGGCTTTTCCCGACAGGTGATTGAATGGCAGATGAGAATGTAACCGTTGCGGTCGAGGCGGATACGAGCGCCTTCGACCGCGCTTTGACCGATCTCGAAAAACGGTCGTCGAATTTCGGCAGCAGCCTGACCTCGGCGCTGAAAAGCGCCATCACATCGGGCAAGGGGCTGGAGGACGTGCTGCGCGGTCTGGCGTCGAGCCTTGCCGGCAGCGCGCTTTCCGCCGGATTGCAGCCCTTGCAGGGCTTGACCTCTTCGCTCGTGTCCGGCCTGTTCGGCAGTCTTCAGGGCGTCATGCCCTTCGCCAAGGGCGGGGTGGTGTCCAGCCCCACCTATTTCGGCATGGGCAACGGCGCGCTCGGCCTGACCGGCGAGGCGGGCGCGGAAGCCATCATGCCGCTGGCGCGCGGCGCGGACGGGCGGCTCGGCGTGGCCTCGGGCGGCGGCAGCGGCAAATCGGTGCAGGTGGTGTTCAACATGACCTCGCCGGACGCCTCGTCCTTCAGCAAATCCGAAGCGCAGCTTTCCACCATGCTGGCGGGCGCGGTGCGCCGCGGCGCGAAAAGGCTTTGACCATGAGCGAAGCTTTTCACGACGTGCGCTTTCCGCTCGGCGTTTCCTTCGGCGCGACCGGCGGGCCGGAATGGCGCAACGAAATCGTCACGCTCACTTCGGGCTTTGAAAAGCGCAATGCCCGCTGGGCGCATTCCCGCCGCCATTTCGACGCCGGAACCGGCCTGCGTTCGCTGGACGACCTGCGGGCGGTGCTGGCCTTCTTCGAGGCGCGGCGCGGCTCGCTTCACGCCTTCCGTTTCCGCGATCCATTCGACTTCTCGTCGGCCACCGGCAACAATCCGCCTTCGCCCTTCGACCAGCCCATCGGCACCGGCGACGGCGCGACCGCCAGCTTCCAGCTGCTCAAGCGTTACGAAAGCCATGACCGCCCGATCACGCGGCCCGTCGCGGGCACGGTTCTGGTCGGTGTCGGCGGCGTCGCGGTGGCGGAGGGCGAGGCCTTCACGCTGGATGACGCGACCGGCATTGTCGCCTTCCAGCCGGATTACGTTCCGGCTGCGGGCGCAGCGGTGACGGCCGGTTTCCTGTTCGACGTGCCGGCGCGTTTCGATGCCGACCGGCTCACCGCCAGCATCGCCTCGTTCCAGGCGGGCGAGATTCCATCCATCCCCATCATCGAGGTGAAAGCGTGATAGACGTTCCGGCGGAACTTGAATCGCATTTGCAGGGCGAGGTGACAAACCATTGCTTCGCCTGGCTTATCAGGCGTCAGGACGGCGTTGTTCTCGGCTTCACCGATCATGACCGCGCGCTCGCCCTGCAAGGTGTGGCCTGCGAGCCGATGACCGGCATGAACAGCAGCGAAGCCTCGACCACGCTCGGCCTCGCCATCGCGGGCGGCGAGGTGGAGGGCGTGCTGTCCTCCGCCCGCATCGGCGACGGCGACATAGAGCAGGGCCGCTATGACGCCGCTACGGTCGAAGCCTATCTGGTCAACTGGAAAGAGCCGTCGCAGCACATGCTGCTGCGGCGCTGGACGGCGGGCAGGATCAGCCGTTCCGGCAGCCGTTTCGTGATGGAACTGAAGGGCGCGGCGGCGGTCTTCGACGCGGTGCGCGGACGCCGCGCCATGCGCCAGTGCGACGCTTCTTTCGGTGACGGACGATGCGGCATCAATGCCGACGATCCGCGCTACAGCGCCGATGGCATTGCGGTCGAGGCCGATGGCGCGCTGCTGTCGGTGTCGGGCCTCGAAGGTTTCGCGGACGGCTGGTTCACGGCGGGCAGCCTGACATGGACCGGCGGCGGCAATGCGGGCAGCAGGATGCGCGTCGTCAGCCATGCGGGCGCAAGCCTGCAACTTGCCGAGCCGCCGCTTCTGCCGGTCGCCGCAGGCGACACATTTCGCATCATCGCGGGCTGCGACAAGAGCTTCGCCACCTGCAAGGCGCGCTTCGGCAACGGCGTCAATTTTCGCGGCTTTCCGCACCTGCCGGGCAATGACGCGGCCTATGCCTATGTCACCGGCGCCAGCGAATATGACGGGAGCGCGCTGGTTTCATGACGTTTGCGGATGCGATCATCGCGGAGGCGCAGGGCTGGATCGGCACGCCCTACCGGCATGGCGCGTCCACGCGCGGGGTGAGCTGCGATTGCCTCGGTCTGGTGCGCGGCGTGTGGCGCGCGCTTTATGGCCGCGAGCCGGAAACGCCCGCGACCTACGCGCCCGACTGGGCGGAAGCGGCGGCTGGCGAGCCGCTGCTGGAAGCCGCAGGTCGGCACATGCGGCCTCGCGGCGGCATGGTTCCCGAACCGGGCGACCTGCTGGTCTTTCGCTGGCGCAGCGGCGTCGCGGCCAAGCATCTCGGCATCATGGCGCGGGAGAACCGCTTCATCCATGCCTATGAGGGCCATGCGGTCATGGCCTCGGCGCTGGTGCCGCAATGGCGCGGGCGTCTGGCCGGAATTTTCATCTTTCCCGAACGAATGGAATAGCCATGGCGACAATCGTTCTACAGGCGGTGGGTGCCGCTGTCGGCGGCATTTTCGGGCCGGTCGGCGCGGCCATCGGCGCGGGGCTGGGCGCGATGGGCGGCTATGCCATCGATACCGCGCTCATCAATTCCACCCGCCATGTCGAAGGGGCGCGGCTCAACAGCGGCCGCGTGGCGACGGCGGAAGAGGGCGCGGCGCTGCCCTTCGTCTATGGCACGGCGCGCATTGCCGGAACGCTGATCTGGGCCACCCGCTTCGAGGAGCAGAAGACCACCTCGCGGCAGGGCGGCAAGGGCGGTGCGAAAACCACCACCTACAGCTATTACGGCAATGCCGCCTATGCGGTGGCGGAAGGCGAGATCGCGGGCATCCGCCGCGTCTGGGCCGATGGGCAGGAACTCGACCTGACCGAGATCGAGATGCGCGTCTATCGCGGCACCGCGACGCAGCAGCCCGATCCGCTGATCGAGGCCAAGCAGGGCGCGGGCAATGCGCCCGCCTATCGCGGCACCGCCTATGTGGTCTTCGAGCGCATTCCGCTGGATGTCTATGGCAACCGCCTGCCGCAATTCCAGTTCGAGGTCATGCGCCCGGTGGGCGGCGCGGCGCGGGAAATCCGCGCCGTGGCCCTGATCCCCGGCGCGACCGAATTCGGCCTGTCGCCCACGGCGGTCAGCGACGAGCCGGTTCCGGGCGAAAAACGCTGGCTCAACCGCAATGCCAAACGCGCGGCAAGCGACTGGACGGCGGCGCTCGACGAATTGCAGGCGCTTTGTCCCAACCTGCGCCATGTCGCGATCATCGTGCCGTGGTTCGGCGACGACCTGCGCGCCGGCGAATGCCGTATCCGTCCGGGCGTGACGGTGGCCGGCACCCGCAAGCCGAGCAGGACATGGCAGGTGGAGAACGTCACGCGGGCGGCGGCGCATCTCATCTCGCGCAGCGGCGAGGGCGCGGCCTATGGCGGCACGCCTTCCGACGACAGCGTGATCGACGCCATCCGCGACGCGAAATCGCGCGGCCTGCAGGTGACGCTCTATCCCTTCATCATGATGGATGTGCCCGCCGATAACGTATTGCCGTCGCCTTATGGCGGCACGAGCCAGCCGCTTTATCCATGGCGCGGGCGCATCACCTGCCATCCAGCCATCGGCATGGAAGGCTCGCCCGACACGACCAGCGCCGCCACCACGCAGGTCGTGGCCTTCTTCGACGGGGAATGGGGCTATCGCCGCTTCATCGAGCATTGCGCCGACCTCGCCGTGCGGGCGGGCGGCGTGGACGCCTTCCTGCTCGGCTCGGAACTGGTGGGCCTCACCGCCATTCGCGGCAGCCGCGATGGCTTTCCTTTCGTGGATCGGCTCTGCACCTTGGCCGCCGACATGCGCGCGCGGCTGGGGGCGGCCTGCCGCATCACCTATGGCGCGGACTGGACGGAATATTCCGGCTATCAGGCGCAGGACGGCAGCGGCGACCTGTTCTTCCATCTCGATCCGCTCTGGTCGCATCCGGCCATCGACGCCATCGGCACCGACAATTACATGCCGCTTGCCGACTGGCGTGACACGGATTTCGACGGCGGCAACCCGGACGGTTTCGAGGCCCCTTACGATCTTGCCGGAATGGTAGGCAATGTGGCGGCGGGCGAGGGCTTCGACTGGTATTACGCCAGCAGCGCCGACCGCGCGGCGCGCATCCGCACGCCGATCACCGACGGCATGGCGGGCAAGCCCTGGGTCTATCGCTACAAGGACATCCGGTCGTGGTGGAGCAATCCGCACCATAACCGTATCGACGGCGCGGAACTGGCCGAACCGACCGGCTGGACGCCGCAGTTGAAGCCGATCTGGTTCACGGAACTGGGCTGTCCGGCGGTGGACAAGGGGCCGAACCAGCCCAATGTCTTTCCCGATCCGAAATCCTCGGAAAACGCCACGCCCTATTTTTCCAACGGCGCGCGCTCCGATCTGGCCATGGACCGCTTCCTGCGCGCCCATTCCCGCTACTGGCAGGCGGGCGGCGCGGCCAATCCGCAATCGGCGCTCTATGGCGGGGAGATGCTGGATATGGAGCGCATCTATCTCTGGGCGTGGGACACGCGGCCTTTCCCGGAGTTTCCGCTGGGCAGCGGCATATGGGGCGACACGGCCAACTGGCGGCTCGGCCATTGGCTGAACGGGCGCATCAGCGGCGTGGCGCTGGATGAGCTGATCGCGGCAATCCTCGCCGATTACGGCCTTCCGGACGCCGATTGCGCGGGCGCGGACGGGCATCTGTCCGGCTTCGTCATTTCCGAACCGTCGAGCGCGCGCGGCGTGCTGGAACCCCTGCTGGACGTCTTCGGCGTGCATGGCTTCGAGCAGGCGGGACGCTTCGTCTTCAGAAGCGTCGCCCGCGCCGCGCCCGTCATCGAGATGCGGGACGAACTTGTCCAGCCGGAGGAGGGCGAAGCGCTGACCATGGTGCTGGAGGATTCCGGCAACCTGCCTGCCGTGGCGGAGCTTTATTGCAACGACCCCTTGCGCGATTTCCAGATTACCGGGGCAAGCGCGCGCCGCGATACCGGACAGGGCACGGAAAGCCTCAGCCTGTCCGGTTCCATGGAGCCGGGACAGGCCACGGCGCTGGCCGAAAGCTGGATGGCCCGCCGCCATGCCGAGCGCCGCAGCGCCAGTTTCGCGCTGCCTTGGTCGCAGGCCGCGCTGCATGTCGGCGACCGGCTTCGCCTCGATCTTCTCGGCGGCGGACGCAATTATGTCGTCACATCGCTGGAGGACGGCGACACCCGCGCCGTGAAGGTGGCGGCGCTTGCGCCGAACATCGTCTTCGCCGACCGGGGCGAGACGCCGCAGGGCGGCTCCAACGGTCCGGTTGTTGACATGAAACCCTATATCCACCTGATCGACCTGCCGCTCTGGCCGGGCGCGGAAGAACCGGCGGGCCAGTTTCGCATCGCCGGTCATGCCAGACCGTGGCGCGGCGTGGCGGCCTATGCCTCGCCCGCCGGGGACGGCTTTGCCGAACGGGCGCTGGTCGGAGAACGCGCCGTCATGGGCGAGTTGATCGCGCCGCTGGCGGCGGGGCCGAGCGGACGGTTTTTGACGGGACAGACCGTCGATGTGGTGCTCTATTCCGGCGAATTGCAGTCGCGCTCCATGGCGCAGGTCATGAAC